GATATACTACAATTAGGTATATACAATAACACTGGAAATGTGGCTGGTGGAATATTTTTGCTCAAGAACAATCACGGTTTTAAAGATAAACATGAAACTGATTTAACAAGTGGAGGTAAAGCCCTTCCCACCCCAATAATCAGTTTAACTAACGATGTTCTACGAGACGACAAGCACGAGGAAAATAAAGAATCTATATAGCAGAATTAGAGCTGTATCGGGTGGAGCTTCTGCATCAAAAACTATATCTATATTGATATGGTTAATTGCTTATGCTCAAACACACAAATCGGAAATAATATCCGTGGTGTCAGAGTCTCTCCCACACCTCAAACGTGGTGCTATGAGAGACTTTCTCTCTATTATGGAGACACAGGGATACTACAATGACGATAGGTGGAATAGATCAGACTTTATATATACATTCGAGACAGGTACAAGACTTGAGTTCTTTTCAGTTGACCAGTACGAGAAAGTTAAAGGTCCTAGACGTGATCTATTATTCATCAACGAAGCAAATAATGTACCTTATGAGACATTTACCCAATTAGAAATACGTACTAGGAAAATAATTTGGCTGGATTGGAACCCAACCAAAGAGTTTTGGTGGTATACAGATGTCGCTCCCTATACACAGCACGATTTCCTGATACTCACCTATAAAGACAATGAAGCACTATCCAAACAAGAAATAGAAGCTCTAGAAAGTCATAAAAGAAATACCGCTTGGTGGAGAGTATACGGTGAAGGATTACTAGGTGAGGTAGAAGGCCAGATATATACAGGTTGGCAAATTATCGAATCAATACCTTTTGAGGCAAAACTTGTAAGTTACGGATTAGACTTTGGATACTCAAACGATCCAACAGCCTGTGCAGCCATTTATGAGTATAACGGAGGATACATTTTTGACGAAATTTTGTATCAGAAGGGTCTAAGTAACAAACAAATCGCTGATTTCCTCTTATCCCAACCTAAAGCTCTGGTTATAGCGGATTCGGCAGACCCTAAGAGTATAGACGAGTTACATCAGTACGGAATAACTATTACAGGCTCTACAAAAGGCACGGGGAGTGTTAATCAGGGTATTCAGTACCTAAGAAGTCAACAAATATCCATGACCAAGCGTAGTGTCAATATGATCAAAGAATACCGTAATTATTTCTGGATGACAGACAAAGAGGGTAAAATCATAAACGAACCATCTCCAATGTTTAACCATATGATGGATGCACTAAGGTATGGCATGGGTAGTAAATTCATTGACTACAAGCCAGCAGGATACACACCTGTTGATCCTAAAAGATTTAAGGATAGACCTGTAATGTCTCAATTTGGTGGAGTAGGTTGGTAGTTTGCTTTTGCATAAAAAGGATATAATATACACACATGGTATCTAACAGGAAAAAACTATCGGCAGAAGACGAGATGGGAATTCTCGAACTTGAGAAGAAATCAGCTCGTAACTACAAGAATAGAAGAATAATTCCCTGGAATGAAACCTACCAACTTTATAGGGACAATGTTATTTCAAATAGATTTACCCAACGCCAATCAATAAACGTCCCTCTAATGAAGTATGGTATTGCCACTAATTTAAAGGATATAGACGACGTCCCAGTACTCACCTTTAGGAACCTAGACAATGACCAGCAAGCTGAGATTTACTACAACGAGCTTTGGAAAGAAACAGCACGCAGAGAAAAGTTGGTAGTTAAAGACCTAGTAGATAAAAAACAGATTTTGTTATTTGGCCGAAGTTTTAAGAAGTTAAACATAGAAGATGGCAAAGTAACATTTGAAATTATTTCTCCTGAAGACATCCTGGTTCAAAGATATGTAGATCCATCAAATCTCGAAAGTGCTAGATGTGTCATTCAAACCGGAATATATAGAACTTTGACTAATATCCTAGATAACGACGATTATTTAGATTCTGGTAAATCTAAACTAAGGTCTTATGTATCCGAAAGCCCAACAGTAGCTCAGGAAGAAACTCAATCCGATATGGTAAGAAAAGGCCAAAGATTGCAAGACTTAGGAGTTGATGACACTTTGTCCCCAGTAGTAGGGGAGACATACATCGAATTAAATGAAATATATCGTTTCGAATACAGTGAAGAGCTAAAAGAAGAAGTAATATTTCTATACACGGTAGCAGATATATCAGGAACTCTAATCAAACTACAGAAAAAAGAATTTTGCAAGATATTTGGGGAAACTAGAGATGATTTTTGGTACTATCATTTCCCATTCTCTGCATGTGCGGGAGATCCCGAAAGAACAGACTTTTGGAGCGATGGTGCAGGAGATGTACTAAGACAAATAAATAAGGTCCTAAATACTTGGACTGGTCAGTTGGTAGAAAACAGAACTCTACGCAATTTTAATATGAATTACTATGATTCTAGTGAATCTAGTTTTGTACCTCAAACCTTCACTCCTGAACCCTGGGGATGGTATCCACTACCTGGTAAACCACAGGACGTGTTACAAAGCGTTCAAGTGGCTGATTTGTCAGAATCATTGGACGAGATGCAATTCTTGATCGCAATCGGTGAGAAGGCTATTGCAGCTACCGCTACCCAAACCGGAGATACAATGAACAACGTAACTCTGGGAGAAGTACAGTTAGCTTTATCTAATGCTCAAGAACGTGTAAAGGGACTAGACCCATTGATACAGGATTCTTGGGAAGACTTCGGGATTAAATACATAAAGCTATTAGAAGGCAGATCAGATTTGTTGAACGATATGACTATTTCAAGGCGTGGACGTTTGGGTAAAAAGATGTATACCAAAACCATCAAGGAATCTGACTGGAAGACACCGATGGGTTATGTAGTTGAAGTACGTACCAAAGCTAACAAAGGAGCAGAAGACACGGATATGCTTCAAAAGCTTAACTATGCAAAGACTTTAATGCCTGAAAATATCCCTCTTACCGAGATTGTTGAAAAGAAATCAGTAGAATTTGCAGGTCTTAATTCAGACGACCAAAGTAGGGTAATAGAATTTCAGAAGCAGTTAAGAGATCAGATGCTTTCCAACCCATTACAACAATTAGGGCCAGGAGCACCTGTTCAAGGTACACAACCAATGGGAGCCGGTATGCAGCCACAAATGCCTATGCAGGGGGCAATGCAATGAGAATAAACGAATTCAAAGACATAAAAATAGAAGATCTAAATTATGCAGAAAAAGAAACCTATGAGCAATGGATGAAGAACTTAGAGGTTAGACAGATGTCCTTGGAGGATTTCAGAGAAGGTATCACTAAGATGAAAAATGGTGTAGCCGAAGAACTGGCAGATTTACCATCAAAAGATGAACGAAACTACGTGCTGAAAGCAAGACTTAAGAATTACATACTACTGGAAAAGGTACTCAATACCCCTAAACAGGCCAGAGAAGCCTTAGAGAAAGCTTTGGCTAAAGTAGACATCAAAGCCAAACCGTCAATTTGACATTGATCTGGTGTTAGCATAATATGTCAGTATGACTATGAACGCATCATCCCAAAAACAGTTTGACGAGTTAATGAACAAAGACTTAAAAGAGTTGAGTAAAGAAGATAAAGATTTCTTGGTGGCAAGACGTGCGTACATGAACCCAGTTCAAAAAGAGATCTATAAAGACATCCTTCCTCAAGAAGCAAAGTCAGAAGCTAAAAAAGTAGAAGACAAAAAATAACTACTAACCCGCTTAAGGCGGACTGTTGAAAGTTTATATGGATACAAGAATAAGCACAGACGAATTAAATGCAGTCATAGAAAATATAGATGAACCTATTACAGAAGACGTTCCAGAAAATACAGAGGTTGTGGAAGAAACCCCTCCCGAAACTCAAGAAGAAGAGAGGGAATTACCTAACAACACTGTCGACAATAAAGAAGTCGAAGACCTCAAAGAAAAACTAGCTGGTTCAACCCGTGAATCACAGACTCTCTATTTCAAGAACAAAAAAATCTCAGAAACTATAGAACAAGCTGCAAATATGGCTGACCCGACTGAAGAAGAGATCAAAATCTACGCACTAAAACAGGGTGCTAATTACGACGATCTCTCTGAATTTGAGCGTACCTTACTTAGAACCACTCTCAGAAACGAAAGAAAATTCGAACTAATTCACCAATCCCAACAAGATGCAAAAAGAGTAGACGAATGGGCCAATAAAGTAGATTCATTTATCGATGATGAAAGAAATATCGCTACTTTCCCAACCCTTGAAGACAATAAAGACGCCTTTAGAAGATTTGCTATGAAGGAAACACGTCGAGGAATGGATTTTAACGATCTTTTGGCTTCGTTTTTATATAATAATAAATCTGTAGTCCAGAAAAATAAGGGATCGCTATTAAATTCGAGAGGTAACGGATCGTTAACCCCAGAAAAACCCAACCAATTAGATGAGAATGACGCTGCACGTATAAGAGCAAGAAGCCCAAAAGAGTACAACAGGCTCGTAAGAGAAGGTAAGATCGTTATTGACGTTTAACACTCCCTTGACAATACATAAATATTGACTATATACTCCATCCATAATGCTAACCGGCCAAAGGCCGTCTGCGACTTAGAGTTTAATTGATTAAATAAAGGAATTTATGGCAAACGCCTATCCAACTAAGTTAGCAGAAGCCTTCGCAGCTTCCACTATAAAAATATTCTATCGAAAGGCCGTCGCACCTATGATCACTAATAATGATTATGAAGGCGAAATCAGAGACAAAACCTCTGTATTAAACGTATTAACTTTCGGAGCAATCCTATCTCACAACTACACTGGTGCTAATATGACCGTCGATGATTTGACGGAAAGCAATGCACAGTTGGTTACTGATCAGGCCAAGTACTTCTACTTTAGAATTAAATCTTGGGATACATTCCGCTCTTACATTAAGTCCCCAGAAGGAACCATTTTAGACCAAGTGGCCAACGAACTTAAAAAAGTCGTTGATCAGTATGTCTTGGGTTTCTGGACTGAAGTTGGCGCAGGAAATCATATCGGTACTGACTACACCACAGGTACAGTTACAGTTGATGTAACCACAGGTGTTGTAACTGGTTCAGGTACTACATTCACTTCAGGAATGGTTGGTAAGTCTTTTAAGGCTTCCGGTCATACTACCTGGTACAGAATTAAGACCTTCAACTCAACTACATCTATCGTAATTGAAGATGACAGTGATGATTTGACTTCAGCATACACTGGTGGTGCTATTGGAGCTGGAGCAACATATGTTATCCAAGCAAATACCGCAGTACAGATTACTAAGAGCAATGTCTTCCAGTATGTCAGTCAAATGGCTGCACAATTGACCAATCAGGAAATCCCAGAAGACAATCGATGGTTAGTTGTTCCTTCCAATATTGCTGCTTTAATAAGACAAGCCCCTGAATACGTAGCTATTGGTTCTGAATCAGGACGTGATAGTGTACTAAACGGAATGTTGTCTAAACAATTCGTGGGTTTCGATATCTTTGAAGTATCGGACGCAAGAATTGCCGGTGACAGTGTTAATGGTTATCACATCTTGGGTGGACACAAATCTGCAATTTGTTTTGCAATGGGTCTGACCGAGAATGGTACAGAAGATCTAATTGGTAACTTTGGCAAGGCATACAAATCTTTGTTCGTGTATGGTGCTAAAGTACCTGATGAAAGACGCAAAGCTCTCGTAGAATTATACGGAAAGCTTTAAGCTTGATTAATACCTAGCGGGGCCACAAACCCCGCTAGGGTTGAAAAGAAATAAATGGCATTATTTAAACTAAAATCACAACTATCTGGACAGACACAGGCCGAAATGGACAGAATACTCGCTATTCCAGCCAATCTAAGAAAACAATCAGAGACAGACTTTTTGACTGCTCTCGATCCATATCTTTGGAACGAGGTCATTCTAAGAGATGATCACAATAGAATTGTTATAGGTGCTGGAAATACTGTACCTAACGGTGATTCTGGATTTAAAAAGGGTGCTCTATTTATTAAAAAGAATGCAACTAATTCGGGAAGATACTACAATAATGGAAATGAGAATTCAGCTACATGGTCTACTGTAGTAGCAAGCCAATCTCCTTCCGCATCTCAGTCGCCATCTACTTCAGTGTCTCCATCTGCATCAGCCAGCCCGTCGAGTTCGGTGAGTAAATCGGCAAGTGCTTCAGGTTCAGTCAGTGTTTCACCATCGGCCTCTGGTTCACCATCTGGATCAACAAGTAGATCGGTATCACCGTCTAGTAGCGCATCTCCTTCGGCATCAGTATCCAGAAGTCTATCGGAGTCTCCGTCTACATCGCCGTCGGCTTCTACATCTATTAGTCCTTCAGCATCAACGTCTATCAGTCCTTCAGCTTCAGCATCACCTTCGGGATCGGCGTCGCCTTCAGCTTCAGCCAGTCGCTCACTATCGCCTTCAGCGTCGGCATCGGCTTCCAGTAGTGCTTCACGAAGCCCATCGGGATCAGCATCTAGATCAGCTTCACCGAGCCCTTCAGCTTCAGCTTCATTGTCGCCTTCAGCGTCACCAAGTTTCTAATAGTATATGGCTAGAGAACGAGCAGTTAATAGCATCCCAATAGTTAATAGAGATCAAGATGATGAGGCAGTTCCAACAGCAAGCGAGTATAGAGCGACCCCTTTAACCTATGCGGATGGGGATCCCACCATAGACCAAGCAGACATTCACGGAAATAAAAAAGTAACAATGGCAACAACCATAGCGGGCGAGGATTTAACCAACGATGTAATGAAAACCGAAGGCAGATACAGTTATGAAACCTCGCAATACGGCGACTAACAGACAGGTAGCCGGGACACGTATCTGGATATAATAACAGCGTAATCCCTCAAAGCATTGAAAAACGACCAAATAGACGTATAATCATGAAATATGTCGTTACTTACTGTCATAATTCCCAACCAAGTCCCACTAAAATCCAGAAATAGTAAGGAATATTCAAAGAAATATAGAGAAAAGAACAGAGAAAGGTTGTACCTGTATAAAAAGGCGTGGGTTGCCAAGAATAAAGATAAGGTCAAGGGGTATTACGAAAAAGAACAACAAATAAACCCTGAAGTAAAGAGAAAAAGAGCCAGAAGAAGTTATCACAAGAATCGTGAGTCTATATTAGACAGGATAAGACTTAGGAAATACGGTATAGATGGTGAGACTTTTCGCACTATTAGTAAAAAACAGGGCAACAAGTGTTTAGTGTGTAATAAGGCCTTTAATAACAATCCTAATGTGGATCATAGCCACAGGACGGGGAAGATAAGAGGCCTGCTATGTAGCGACTGCAATTGCGCCCTAGGTTTTGCTTTCGATTCTCCAGAACTATTGAGGCGTATGGCCGACTATTTGGAGGAAAAAGATGCTTAGTGTAATCATCCCAAATAGGAATTCGCCTTTTTTAACCAAAACTATTCAAGATCTACTAAATAACTCAGTAGAAGATATAGAGGTTTTAGTAAACGTAGACGAAAATAAACCCAACGAAATATTAGAAGATAAAAGAGTAACTTATTTATTCCCAGAAAAACCAGTCGGTATGCGAGCGGGTATTAATGCGTGTTTATCTATTGCTAAGGGTGAATACATAATGAAGACTGATGATCATTGTTTATTTGCTCAGGGATTTGATAGGATACTAAAGGAAAACACCCAAAGAGATTGGCTTGTTATACCAAGAAGATATTCATTGGACGCTGAGAATTGGTCCGTTGAGAATAATCCCAAAGGTCCAAGAGATTATCATTATCTATGCTGTCCCTATCCCGATAAAGACCACGATGGGGGGATGCACGGGGTTGAGTGGCCTCAAAGAACTCGAGAACGTATGGGAAAACCCGAATTTGATATTGACGATACTCCCAGTTTCCAAGGGTCTTGCTGGTTTGCAAATAAAGATTATTTCATGGAAAAGGTAGGATATATGGACGACCGAGTAGAAACCTACTCTACGTTCGCCCAGGAACCCCAGGAGATAGGTATGAAGTACTGGCTAAAGGGCGGAGCAGTTAAAGTAAACAAGAAGACTTACTACGCTCATTTACACAAGGGTAAAAGATATGGTCGTATGTACAAACAGGATGTTAATACAGTATCTAGTCATAACTGGTCTGCTAAACACTGGATGAGTGACGAAGAACCCGGAATCATTCACGGTATACAGTGGTTTGTTGAAGATAAATTCCCCGGTATGCCTACATGGACACCGGATTGGAAGGAGAAACTAGTTAGTATGGGGGTAATACATGGATAAAGAATTAGCTAAAGCAATAAGAAAGACACACGCTATTGGCGGGACTGTGTTTGTTGGTGGTAACGGTGGTAGTGCAGCAACAGCTGAGCACTTCACTAACGATCTCTTATCCAGAAGAATTAAAGCAATTTGCCTTAATAGCAATGTATCTGTAATTACTATGATCGCCAACGATTATGGATACAGATACATTTTTAGTAAGCAATTAGACGTGCTTTGTTCTCCCTATGATTTGGTTGTACTCATCTCCTGTAGTGGAACGTCCCCTAACATTTTAGAAGTAATGAAACATCACATTAATATATTTTCTTTGTTTGGTGGAAAAGGAACTTATGAGGATATGGAAACCCAGCATTTGGACGTATTACATGAAACTGTAAAATTACTAGGACCTAAAAGCTTATGAGTAAAGTATCTTTTATTATTCCAAGTAGATTTGAACAATCTGAGGTATCTCCGGGCGTCACGGTGTTGCAGAGAACTGTACAGGATATTCTAGAAAAATGCACCGGAGACATCGAGGTAATTGTGGGTTTCGACGGCCAGCCTTTTCAGGAACTTCCAAATGACAGTAGAGTAAGTACAATAAAAAGAGACACACCCGGTGGCATAAAGTCTATGATAAACGAGTTAGCCACTAAAGCCTCGGGTAAGTACATATTCAAATCTGACGGACATTGTATGTTTAGTCAAGGAATAGACGAAGTGTTACAGATGAACATGGAGGATAATTGGGTAGTTATGCCTAGATTCTACGTTTTAAACGAGAAGACGTGGAAATGGCAGGACGACAGATTCTATGATTATTTCTATTTGTCTTGCCCCTTCACCGACCCTAGGGGGTTTAGATTTAAAGCTGGTGGTCACTGGCCGGAATTGACTAAAGAACGACTAGAAAGTCATCCCCATGTTGACGAAACACCTCAGTTTCATGGTTCTGGTTGGTTTGTAAGTAAAGAGTATTTCCTAAATGATATAGGCGGATTTCCTGAGGTAGACCCGTTGGGACACGCCCAAGAGCCAGCAAATATTGGCCTTAAGGCGTGGCTTGGGGGAGGTAAGGTCATGGTTAATAAAGATTGTAACTACGCCCACATGCATAAAGGTAAACAACACGACAGGGGGTATAGATTTACTAATGATCAAAACGAGTATTCCTACCACATAGCAGCTGATTACTGGGTAAATAATAAATGGGAACAAAGAAAACATGATTTTGAGTGGTTCATTGATAAATTCATGCCTATGCCAACTTGGCCGGAAGACTGGAGGAAATATCTATGATTGATACACATAAATACATATCACAGAAATACACGTTTGACGGGGATAAATACCCAATAAGACTCGGGATAAACAGAAAAGAATTAGCTAATTTGTTTAAAGAGTTGGGATTTAAAACCGGGGCAGAAATTGGGGTAGATAAAGGCTATTTTTCCCTGGATATGTGTATGGCCAATCCCGGAGTTAAGTTATACTGTATAGATCCATGGAAGGTGTATTCCGCATATCCTGATATGAAAGAGCAGCATTATTTGGACGTGAATTATAAGATTACTACCAGACGACTAGCGCCTTATAATTGTCAAATAATAAAAAGGTCTAGTATGGGTGTTGTTAAAGATTTCGAGGATAATAGCTTGGATTTTGTGTACATAGATGGTAACCACGAACACGATTATGTGTTAGAGGACATCAGGGAATGGTCCCGGAAAGTTAGGACTGGGGGAATAGTAAGTGGACACGATTATAACTGGAAATCACACGGGAAACGAAGAGCAGACGTTAGTAACGCTGTAGATGGGTATTGCAAAGATAATGGCATAAAGAACTTATTCTTGGCAAACGGTAATGGGGGGTCTAGTTGGTTTTATATAAAGGAAGATAATGAATATTAAAATATATGATAGAACAGAATTAGCGAGGTCATTTAATGACCGAGGCTATAAAGTAGGCGCTGAAATAGGCGTAGCTTACGGAAATTACTCTGTAGTCCTGTGCGAACAGATAAAAGATTTAAAGCTTTACTGTATAGATATTTGGGATTTGGGGGCTGGCGAGAGTAGAAACATGAAAATAGAGTGGATGGAGAAAGCTAAAGACAGGCTTTCCGGTTATAACACGCAGATTATAAAGAATTATAGTATGGACGCCGTTAAGGGATTTGCAAATAATTCATTGGATTTTGTTTATATAGATGCTGGGCATGACTTTGATGATGCTATGCTAGACATAATATTCTGGACTAGGAAAGTAAGAAAGGGCGGTATTGTGGCGGGCCATGATTATGTGAATCGTAATGTTGCCGTTATAACGGCAGTAGACGGATACATAAAGGAACACTCTCTTACCCTTCAGGTGACCAGGGAACCGCAGGAAGGTATTAGTTGGTTTTTTAATAAGAAATGGAATTCATAATATGAATTATTTAATAACAGGCGGCGCAGGCTTTATAGGGTCGCATTTAATCGAAAGGCTGCTAAGAGAATCTGACAATAAAGTAACTGTATTGGAGTCTAATAGTGGAAAAACCGCTAAAGTCAGTGAAGACAAAATAATAATCATTGATGATTTCTCCGAGGGTAAATGGGCTAATTTACCTCAAGATCCTAGACTTACTGTATACGAAGCTTCGATAATGGACCCATCAATTAGTAAGTATTTTAGAGACATAGATGTAGTGTTCCATTTAGCAGCATTAACTCGTCCCCAATGGTCTATTTTATACCCTGCAGAAGCTTGTAGAACTAATGTAGAGGGTACAATTAACGTCTTTAATCATTGCAAAGATAATAAGGTAAAAAGAGTGGTATTCATATCTAGTTCTTCAGTCTATGGGCAACAGGATGAAGGTAGAGCTGCAAGAGAAGAAGATACCCCAAACCCTATGTGCCCTTACGCTTTAAACAAGTTTGAGGGGGAACTACATGCTAAATTATTTGAAAAACTTCACGACTTACAAGTTAATTCCATAAGACCATTTAATGTCTACGGTAGCAGGATGAACCCAAACGGCGTGTATGCTGGAGCTGTGCCTAAGTTCATTGATCTAATAAGTAAAGGTATGCAACCCATCATTACTGGAGACGGAGAACAACAAAGAGATTTTATATACGTAGATGACACAGTGGAGATTATGTATCTAGCGTCCACATGTGACACGTATGGGGAGGTATTCAACGCTGGATCTGGGGACAATATCTCAATAAATAATTTATTTAAAATGATCTGTAAACAAATGAATAAAGAGATCTTACCTATGTATATTCCACCGGTTTTTGAACCCTCTTACACGCTTGCTGATATGAATAAGGTAAAACAACTACTTAATTTTGTACCAAACATAGGACTTGATGAAGGTTTAAAAAGGACTATCGAGGCAACCATAGGGGTTAGTCATGGTTAGAGATTATATAAAGTTTAATAAACCCCTGCCTTTAAGAGAGTACTTCAGACCCTTGATTGGAGAAAAAAAGGAAGTCAAGATAGCAGATATAGGGTCTGGCCCGTATTCCGTTATCGGATCTTATTTACCTGACGTAAAGGTAGAGATGACTTATTGTGATAGACAGGACTTCCGTGAATTTTGGGAGAAACGTGAGATGACTTCTGTTATTTCGGTTGAGCAGCAAGACATGGAAAATTTAACCTATCAAGATAATTACTTTGATATTGTACATTGTTTGAACGCACTAGATCACACCAGAAACGCAGAAAAAGCAGTCAAGGAAATGATTCGTATATGTAAACCAGGGGGTTGGGTATATATACACTGCTCTTTGAATCAGTTAGACACAGGATATAGACACTTCTGGAACGCCAAGTCGGACGGAACACTCACAAACAAAGTGGTTACTTTTGACTTAAAAGATTATGGGTTCGATATTAAATTCGTGGATAACGGTGGTCTTAGTAGATACAATACTATAACTGCAATTAAGCATAAGATATGAGAAAAAGAATTGGAGTCGATTTAGTTATTTCCCGTTTAAAAGAAAAGAACCAAAATGGATCTAAGTATAGTTATACCAAGTAGAAACGAGGAATTTCTAGCACGCACTGTTCAGGACATATTGCGCACCATAGAAGGAGAAACCGAGGTCATTGTTGTTTTAGATGGAGCGGACTCGATGTACCCCTTACCACAAGATAAAAGGGTACGAGTATTAGCTTTTGAGGAGAGTATCGGGCAACGTGCTGCAACCAATAGAGCTGTTGAGATGAGTGAGGCTAAATACATAATGAAAGTGGATGCCCATTGTGCTTTTGATAAGGGATTTGATTCCAAAATGATGGCGGAAATGCATGACGATTGGACTATGGCCCCATTAATGAAAAATCTACACGCTTTTGATTGGGTATGTCCTGATGGACACAGGAGATATCAAGGTCCCAGTGGTCCATGTACAGAATGTGGAAAACCCACTACCAAGGATGTTGTTTGGATAGCCAAAAAAAGCCCCAATAGTGTCTCTTACTGTTTCGATTCTACGCCACATTTTCAGTATTTCGGAGAATGGAATAAAAGACCTGAAGGACAGGGGGAAGTTACCGAAACTATGTCTCTTCAGGGGTCATGTTTTATGTGTACTAGAGACAAATATTGGGAGTTGGGTTTATCTGATGAATCCTTTGGCTCTTGGGGGTCACAAGGTATAGAGGTGGCTTGCAAGACATGGCTATCAGGTGGAAAAGTAATGGTTAATCATAAGACCTGGTATGCACACTTGTTCAGAACTCAAGGTGGGGATTTCAGCTTTCCTTATAAAATGTCTGGAAATCAGGTGGCTAGAGCCAAAGCTCATGCTAAAGATTTGTTTTTTAATAACAAATGGCCTAAAGCTAAAAAGCCCTTATCATGGTTAGTAGAACATTTCTGGCCAGTTAAAGGATGGACTGATGAGGATCTGGAAAGATTAAAAAGAAGCGAGTCTGGAGAAAAAGAACCCACCAAAGGAATTATTTATTACACAGACAACGAACTAGACCTCAAACTCATGAAAACTGTTCAAGATCTGATAAAAGCCTCGGGACTTCCGATTGTGAGTGCTTCGTTGAAAAAGATGGATTTTGGAGACAAGAATATTCATTTCCCCTCTCTTAAAAGGGGTTGGGAAACCTATACTAAGCAGATTATTGCGGCACTAGAAAATAGTACAACCGACGTTGTATTTTTCTGTGAGCACGATGTTTTATACCACCCCTCTCATTTCCTGTTCACACCTCCAAAACGGGATACTTTCTATTATAACGACAATGTTTGGATGCTAAGAGCATCTGATGGTCATGCTCTTCACTATGATGTTAATCAGGTATCCGGACTGTGTGTTTATAGGGATATAGCCCTCGAACATTTCAGAGAAAGACTCGAGATTATTCAAAGAGATGGGTTTAGTAGGGATATGGGTTTTGAGCCAATGACTCATGGGAGAATACATTACAAGAAAACTTGGCCAATGGCTACATGGAAATCAGACTACCCGAATGTGGATGTAAAACACGGCAAGAACGGTACTGGTCAGAGATGGACTAAAGAGGAATTCAGAAACAAAAAATATACAAGGAATTGGATAGAAACAGAAGGTTACAATATAGAAGGCTGGAACGATTTACAGGCGATTATATGAAGGTATTAGCTGAGGCCCCTTGTAGAATCTCCCTATTTGGTGGTTCTACCGATGTACCCCCCTACTCGACACAACACGGAGGTATTTGTATCAACATGGCCATAAATATCAAGCAAAGAATCTTGCTTAATGATGATAACCAATGGGAGTTATTACCTCAAGATAATCCCGATTTTTTCCATGCAATATTGGATAATATGTGCCCTGGCAACAATTTTGGCGTAAAGCATGAGTTCAATGGTGCGATAGGATCAGGCATTTCAACCAGTGCAGCTTTAGCAGTAGCTTTAGTCGGTGCTGTAAATCATTATTGTGGACTTAATATGACACTTGCAGAGATTGCAGAACGGGCAAGACAATTGGAAATAGAAAAAGTCGGCCTTTTGTGTGGCAGACAAGACCAATATTGTGCAGTACACGGTGGGGTAAACTACATGGCATTTTCTGATAAAACATTCGTTTTTCCATTAGAGAGAGAATTCATTTCTACGCTGCTACCTTATATACAATTATTCTATTTAGGTACAAGCCGGGTTGCCTCTAAGATATTAAAAGAGTATGACAATCTCACTATGGAAAGGGTGGAATCCATGAATAGATTGAAATTCATAGCATTAGAATCTCTGGAACCTATCAAAAGAGGAAACATAGCTCAGGTTGGAAAATTACTTAGAGAGAGCTGGGAAGTAAAAAAGAAAACTGCAAAGGGTGTTACTAATGACACCATAGATGCGATATACGAACTTGGGTACAAAAACGGTGCGATTGCAGGTAAAGTGCTAGGAGCTGGAGGTGGAGGACACATCATGTTTTTAGTTCCTCCTAGAAAACAGCCAGCTTTTAAAAATATAATGTCTGATAGCGGAATAAAATGGATCGACTTTAGTATTGATTGGCAGGGCTTAGACTGTAGAATAGTTTAATATTACTTTTTTTGGATAAAGGGTATAATCCCCTTATTATGGAATTTGCAAACAGTATAACAAAAACATCTGGGAAAGTAGTTGCTAGATGGCTGTAGCAATTTCCCAAACAGCAAATCCCGCAGGAGTTTCCGCTTCTTCAACAGTAGCAACATATTCAAGTGTTTCCATTGGTACAGCAGCGTCAGATAGAATTGTTGTTGTTGCTGTTGGTGTTGAGTTAGCTTCAGGTGTTCCGACTGCATGTACTATAGATGGTTTTACTATGTATGGGGGGTCAGCGCTTACTTTTGGGGATCAATCCGTCCAAATATTTTATAGATACTACCCCACAGGAACCACAGCCGAGATAAAGGTTACATTTGGTGCAGTTAGTCCAACTGATTTACAAAACCACATAGCGGTTTATAAAGTAACAGGAGCATCAGACGTTTTAAACTCGCAAGGCTCGAACGGATCCACGGATATGGATGCCTCCCAGCCTCTAACCACTGGATCGACAACCATCCCTACAGACGGCGCAATGTTGGCAGTTGCATCTTGTCAGAATGACACAGTTGATAAAACTTGGGCAAACCTAACTGAGGATATAGATGCCGATGCGGGAGCTTTTAAGTTCACAACAGCTCTTAGTACTACAGCAGGGACAGCAACAAGAACTTGTACGGGGGGTACTAACACAGAAGACGGCGCTATGTCATGGGTTATCTTTGATCCAGGCACCCCTACAACCCCACCAATAGATTTAATGGTGAGTCCCGCAGGAGTAGCCGCCTCTTCTAATATCGCAACCTACTCAAATGTAGCTATTGGAACCGCAGCGAGTGATCGCACCATCATAGTTGCTATTGGTACAGAGCTACTAGACTCCGCACCGACCGCATGTACCATAGATTACGGGTCCGGCGATACCGCTATGACCGCAGCTTCAGCCGCTGCTTCATTCCCGAATAATTATTCGAGGTTGTATTATCTGAATGTTCCAACTGGGACAACTGCTACCGTGAAGGTTACATTTGGCTCTACAAACCCACTTGCCACACAAAACCATATAGCTGTGTACAGGGCAACGGGTCTAACTTTCTCATCCGCAGGCACAGATACGTCTACGGATATGGATGCCACCGACCCAGTGACAACCGGATCGATAACTATACCTTCAGGAGGTGGATTTATAGGTATAGTTTCTTGTCAAAGTGATCCGGAAACAAAAACGTGGGCTAATGCTACTGAAAATGTTGATGAGGATGCAGGTGTTTTTCGTTTTACTTCAGCAACAAGATCGACAGCGGGAACCGTAACTATCACATGTACCGGGTCGGTGGATGGGGAAAACGGAGCTTTGGCATGGGCTATATTTGATCCCGCTGCCGCAGGGTCAGCAAGTCTTAGCCCCAGTGCCTCTCTGTCTCCTTCAGCTTCGCTTAGTCCATCTGCCAGTGCATCTCGTTCCTTATCTCCTTCGGCCAGCTCTTCTGCTTCCGCAAGCCCTTCTGCCTCTTTGTCGCCATCTTCAAGCCCTTCTTCAGATAATATTATTAGAAGAAACTTTGCTATGAATCCGAGTATGGAGACTAACGATTTGTATTGGGCTACCGGTGGTGCTACAGCAGCTAAAGCACAAGATGCTACAGAATTTTTGTATAGAACAAAATCTTTGAAATTTACGGCAGCGGCTACAGATGACAGGATATACTTAAACTTTCAGGACTGGGGGTCTTTACCTATCGCCAGTCAACAATATACCTTCTCCGTTTACTTAAAAGGTTCTGGAGACCTTAAACTTTGGTGTTATGACGGTTCTGTAGATCAATATAGTAGTACTATTACTTTGACGTCTAGTTGGACTAGATACAGTATTACTGTTACCAACTCTGGCGGCAGCAATATGTTTGCGGGACTACGTTTGGCTAGTGTGAGTGTAGTAACTTGTTATGCAGACGGGGTTTTATGGGAACTGGGTTCCACTGTTAAGAGCTTTTTTGATGGTAGTTTCACAGGAGGTGCTTGGGACGGTAGTACAGATAATTCTTCTTCAACTTTGGACCTTGGATCCCCATCTACTTCTCCTTCGTCGAGCTTATCTCCGTCTTCATCGCTTAGTCCATCAGCTAGCGCTTCCCCTTCTGCATCGGGTAGCAGATCTTTAAGTCCATCAGCTTCCACAAGTCCTTCTAGCTCTTTGAGTCCTTCGGCTTCGTTATCCCCATCCGCAAGTGTTAGTCCTTCATCATCTGTTTCTCCTTCTATTAGTCCTTCTACACCTCCTAATTGTATTGAATACAGAGCCGTACACATTGGAAGTCAGTCTCTTGATTCACACACGAATACTCAGGGAGAAATAAATGCTATTGTTACAGCGCTAGTAAACGCTGTACCCAACATCACTCATATAGCTGTAGCTCCGTATTTTGATTATGGATCGGGGTCAGCTAACGACCAGTTCTCCAAATGGGCTACTGCAATTCACAACGCTGGATACAAGATGGAGGTAAGATCGGCAGGGTTTAATGATTGGCAGGGAAGGAACTCAGTAGCACAGTACACCGGATCGGACTTTGCCCAGAACCACATAGATCAGTTAACTACGTGGATTGAAGCAAACTACGGAATATTTCAATCCGGAGACTTTTTTGAATGTATCCCAGATGAGGCAGAAAACAATACCATGTGGGATGCTACATATGGAACAATAGGATCTGGAGCTGGAAAAACTGCTTTCAACACTTTCATTACAGATTCGATTGCCGTTGTAGAAACTGCTTTTTCTAATCACAGTGTGACAGGTGTTGAGACTAGGATAGTCCACGGTAGCCCGTCGATGGTAAAGGATGTTCTCACCACCACCACTGCGTCATTTTTAAACATATTAGGTACGGACAATTACCCAAGTTCGGGTGACACGACTCCGGCTCAGATGCAAGCCTCGTTTGAGACCGAAATATCTACCTGGATAAATACAGCACATAGTACCAGACCAAAATCAATAACTTTTGGACCTAGTGTATATATTCAATTAACTCAATATAATCAGGCGGATGCTCTGCACAGGATAATAGACTCGATCGACAGACTGGTAACAAATATAAAGTATGTAACACTCTGGCAATTTGGTGCAACTGATAACGCCCCTAAATCTAGATTATTCGACTATTCCGGAGGTACGTGGACAGCCAGAAGTGCTACTTCTACCCTGGATACTTACTACCAAGCTGTAATTTGTCCCAGTTCTTCGGTCTCTCCTTCACTGTCTCCTAGTGCTAGTTTGAGTCCCTCCGCATCAGCTTCGCCTAGTTCTTCGGTATCTGCCTCAGCCTCCAGATCGTTATCTCCTTCTGCTAGTGTGTCTCCCTCGGCCAGTGCATCCGCTTCTGTTAGTCCATCTTCTAGTGCTTCACGGTCCTTGTCTCCTTCTGCATCCCTAAGTCCTTCAGGAAGTGTAAGTCCAAGTGCTTCTGTGAGCCCGTCTTCATCTGCTAGTGCTTCGGTGTCTCCGAGTGCTTCAAGTTCGGCGTCAGTGTCACCTTCTGCTAGCGTGTCGCCGTCTGCTAGCATCTCGCCATCGGCTTCATCGAGCCCCTCTTCCAGTGCTTCGAGATCTCTATCTCCAAGTGCTAGCCAGTCTCCGTCGGCCTCGTTTAGCCCGTCTATTTCACCTTCTGGGTCACTTAGCCCCTCGGCTAGTGTCTCTCCTTCTAGTTCAGTAAGTAGATCTTTGAGCCCTTCGGCATCGGCATCTCCATCGTCCAGTGTATCTCCAAGTGTAAGTCCTTCTGCCTCTTTGTCCCCTAGCTCCTCGGTTTCTGCTTCGGTATCCCCTTCGGCATCTGTTTCTCCCTCGGCTTCTTTGAGTCCTTCGTCGAGTGCCTCAGCATCTCTTAGCCCGAGCGCCTCAGTATCGCCTTCTGCTTCAGTTAGTCCTTCGGTAAGCCCGTCGGCATCACTTAGCCCCTCGGCTAGTGTTTCCCCGTCCGCATCTGCTAGTAGATCGCAAAGTCCTTCGGCCTCGATAAGCCCTTCTGCTAGTAGTTCGGCAAGTTTGTCCCCCTCTGGATCTGCAAGTCCCAGTGCCAGTGTCAGTCCGTCGGCTAGCGTGAGTCCTTCCGCTTCGTCTTCTGCTTCCTTGAGTCCTAGTGCATCCTTATCACCATCAGCGTCAGCTAGTCCATCCGCAGGATTTGAATGTTTTAACCCCGACGCCAACCCAGAAAGCACTAGTGTTGACGGTGTAGCATATAGATTTGTTACTGAGGAAAGTTGGAGTTCTATCCAAGGTGGGGCAGGTAACGGGGCGTCAGATAGCGGTGCTTCAGATAGAATAGCTTGTCTAAGAGCTGGAACTACAACAAATCTTTGGGATTTCCTAGTCCGGTCTGTATTTCTCTTTGATACCTCGGCTTTAAGCGATACTGCCAACATCGATGTAGCAAAGGTTAGTATTTATGTCACCAGTAAATCCGAGGGTATAACGGGACAATCTATTGTTGTTGTAGGTGCAACACCAGCAAGTAATACTGCTCTGGCCAACTCCGATTACTCGCAGCTTGGTACTACCGCACTTAGTGATCCTATATCAATATCCAGTTTGGTTACTGGTCAATATAACGAAATTACACTAAATACGGCAGGACGTAATGCTATAGTCAAAAATGGTATCACAAAGTTGGGCATTAGATTAGAAAGTGATAGAACCAACTCTCCTCCGACATGGGTTTCCGGTCAATCGGCACAAGTATTTGCTCAATTTGCTGATGGAACTAATAAGCCGCAGTTGTGCATTTTGTCGAGCCAACCTTCAACTAGTCCGTCCAGCTCGGCTAGCGCTAGTTTGTCTCCTAGTGCAAGTCAGTCTCCTTCTACTAGCGTAAGTCCTTCATTGAGCCCTTCGGCTTCATTAAGCCCAAGCGCTAGTGTATCCCCTAGTGCCTCGGCTTCGGCGTCTGTTTCTCCTAGTGCATCAGTAAGCCCGTCCACTAGCGTTTCCCCGAGTGTTAGCCCCAGTCCATCACTTAGCCCTTCGGCTTCTCTGTCACCAAGCGCCTCTGCATCCAGATCTTTAAGTCCGTCGTCAAGTGCATCTCCTTCAGCGTCGGTGTCTCCTTCTATCTCACCATCGGCAAGTCTGTCTCCTTCCAGTTCTGCCAGTAGGTCTTTATCTCCCTCGGCTAGTGTTTCTCCGTCTGCTTCGGTGTCTTCTAGTTCTTCGGTTAGTAGTTCTCTAAGCCCAAGTGCGAGCTTAAGCCCATCGGCGTCAGCTTCTCCAAGCTCCGGGGCTTGTACGGGTAGAGAAATATTCAATTCCAGTTTTCTAACAGACGGTTCGCTAAAGTCCTATTACCGATTGGAAGCAAACGGAAACGACTCAAGCCCAAGTGGGTATAAT